CGGTTACTGTCGCCGGCACAGGCGTCGTAGTACCAGACCCCGCTGGACCCGGCGGTCCCGGCGGACCCGGCGGCCCATCTTCACCCGGCTCACCGTCAACGCCCGGCGGTCCCATCGGGCCGCCCGGGCTACCGGACGCACCCGTTGGTCCAATCGGCCCCACCGGTCCCGGCTGTCCCGGCGGGCCCGGCGGACCGTCTTCACCAACGTCACCCTCAGGCCCCGGCGGACCTAACGGACCACCCGGAGATCCTGACGCGCCGGTCGGACCGATCGGACCCTGCGGGCCCGGTGAGCCTGTTCCCGGCGGACCCGGCGGACCGTCTTCGCCGTCGTCGCCCGGCGGACCCGGTGGACCCATGCCACCAGCGCCGCCCGAGCCGATCGGCGCGAACACAACCGCGCCACCCGTGCGCTGCAGTACTTGCCCATCGGCGGTCGCGATGATCGCGGCTGGCGACGCTGACGACCCGCCAGCGACACCGAGCACAGACGTGCCGGGCTCGGGCGCGAGACCGATCGACTGCTGACCCGTGGCCGTGGTCGTGACCGAGATCCCCGGACCACCCAGCACGATCGTCTGAACCTGCGTCGCGAGGTTCGTCAGGAAGTACGTGATGAAGTACCGGAACCATTCCTTGGACCACTTGTCCGGAATGCTCGTCACGATCGGGGCGCTGAGCCCTTTCCGGACCGGGATCTGTGGCCCGGCCACTACCAGCGCCCTCCAGACAGTTCCGCGGTGATCTGCACCGTGAAGGTCGGTGTTGGATCACTGATCAGTCCACGGTACACGCGCGAGCGACTCTGTCCGAGGTTGAACCACGGCATGCGGTGATTGTAGTCGCCGGTCACTCCCAAGTTCCGGTCAGGGAACGCGCGGAAGGTGCGCCCCGAGTCATCCGACACATACAGCGTAAACTTCGCTGGGTTCCCTAAAAACGCTCCAGTAAACCCCGACTCCAGCAAACGCACTGCCCCGAGTGGTGACGACGCACCCGCCCCACTCTCCATCAGACGGAAGCTGCCCGTCTCCAGCAGTCGTCGGTTCACGCTCGTGACGACTGGGTCAGGCTTACCAGCCGTCATCATGACTTCGAGACGCTTGTGCGAGATGCGGTTGTTGCCGTCGTACACCGACTGCGCGTCGAACGTGAGTGGCATCACCGTCCCGAACTCTGCGAACACTGTCGTGTCCAAGAACCCGACACCCGCGCCCTGCGTGTCGCCGACGAGCTGCAGGGACTTGTTGAAGGCGTTGTGCCACGCCTGAATACGCCAGTACCCGAGCCCGTACGAGTTGAGGTCGAACCACTGCGACGTCAGGCAGTCATACACCAGCGTCCGGGGCTCGTTCGGCATCACGAGCACCCACATCGGGTGCCCGGCGATGCTCGGCGTGAGAGCGTACGCGCCCTTGAGGTTGGCTTTCTCCAGCGCTGCCTCGATGCCGCTGTTGGATACGCGAACCGGCGTCTGCCCGTTACGGCGACGCACCGTCTTGTCGTTCGCTACCCAGAAGATCGACTGGTCCTGATTCGCGACCGTGTACCCGCACTGCGGGTGGCACCCGATCTCCATGAACATATCCGGCGCCGCCGAGAACGGCGTCCCGACCGGGTTGCCGGCGTTGATGTAGCCCTCGGTCGTTCGCGTTCCGAACATGAGCGGGTTACGGTGGTCAACGCCCATCCCGACGAAGAGATCGGTCGCGAACTCGCGCGGGAACACACCACCGGTCGTGAACGTCGGCGGCCCCTGACCAGAGATAAGCTGCCCGTCGTCGTTGTAGAAGAGCCGCCCGCTGATCGCGAGGAACACGAAGAAACTGTCGACAAACCGCACGTCGATAGCGCCGTACGTAAGGAAGGTCGCGTTCAGGAACTGCGAGAACTGGCTCGGGCTGTTCGGGCAGTAGGTCCACGCGAGCGCGGTGCCGGGCACCAGAATGAAGAGGCACGCGGTGTTGTCGCTCATGCGAACAAATCCGCTGCCGCCGCCGATGCCGGTGCCGATCTGGATCAGCGCGCCGGAGATGTCCATCCGGTACAGCGTCGGCCCGATCACGACGTACTCGACGCCCTGCATCTCCCAGAAGCCGCGGACCGTGTTACCGGTGCCGTCGTTCGTGAGCGCGGTGATCCCGGCCCAGCGCCGGAGCAGGATCGGAATGATCTTGTCCTTCGAGTCAGCCGGCGTCGACTGCGGAGTGTTCTCACTGAAGCAGTTGACTAGCCGCGCGGAGCTTGCGCGAGGGTCGTTGTCGAGAAACGACCCAATTGGCAGCGGGACTTCGGTGCTCATCAGAGCGGCGCTTTGGCGCCCTTTCGCAAGTTCTCCTGCTCGGTGATCACCCGAAGGTTCAACGGAACATGGAGCCCGCTGACGGTCTCGCCGTTTAGCGGGTAGAAGTGATCCACGACGTGCGTGACGCCAGATAACCGTGTGCGCTGTTCGGCTACCTGATAGACGAGTTTGATCGCGTCGAGGTTGGCCCAAGCGGGAGTGCGATGTGCTTTCTTACATCGCCACTCATTCCATTCTGCGTTCTTTTCTGCTCGATGCGTTTTACGCCATTTACTCGCTGTCGCGTTCTTTCCGGCTCGACGGCGTGCGTAAAATTCTGGATCAGTCTTCATACGCTCCGCTCGCTTTTTCTCCGCGTCAGGTTGCTGCATCTTTGTACATGCAACACAAGTCTGGTTCGCCGTATATCGCGGTCCTACATGACCACGCGAACACAGCTCCCCGGTAATATAAGTTTTTCCTGCCAGTGCCCGAGCTACTCGCCGCGCCGCGGCTTTGCCACTTTGACGGTCTTTCAAATTAGCGGCGCGTTTCTGCGACTTGCGACGGGCCGCGTACTCTGGATCAGCGGCCATTCGATCGCGTCGATTCTGTTCGTAGTCCATATTTACCCTCTCACCTGTGGATAAAAGTGAAAAACTTCAATGATTACAACCAGTTGGGCCCACCCCAGGGCCCGCCCTGACTACGGGACAACTCTCCGAGGTCGCACTCAGTCATCCGGAGCGAGCGCTTCACAAGCTGTCGGTGCGCTTTCGAGATTTCGCCGCTCTCGGGCATCCCGGGAGTATCGGCGAGCGGAGGCTCTAGCACGATCCCGTAGTGCGCCGCGAGCGCGCGAGTCAGCATCATCTTCACGCCATACACGTCCGCGTCATGGAGCGGCGCGTTGTTGGCGAGGTTGGATTGCTTGTACCAACCGAGGTTGAGTCCGTCACGCTGCTCGTTCAGCAGCATGTCGTTCAGCACGTTGAGACCCGTGACGCCCTGCTCGGCGCTGGGAGAGCTGTTCTCGTCAATGACGTTGCACTTAAGCAGCGCGTATTGAATGATCTCCAGATTCTGAACAGCCACACGTGTCTCCTAAATTGGGCGCCGTCTCTCCGAGCTGTCAAGCCACTAATCCGCTGGCTTTCACGGTGTGCACGATCCGGGTGAGGGCGGTCGTGCTTTCTTGCTTTACTGCACGCGGATCCAAGTACGCGGATTAATTGCCGCGCCACTGGCTGGCTGGAAGCCATTCAACGTATAACGGAAACGAATCGTAGCCGCCGCACTACCCGCGCCCGCGGATGCCACCGGAGTAAACGTTCCTCCGTTAGTCGTCGGCTGCAAAAGTCCCGTATAAACGAGTGAGTCGCCAGTATTTGCATTAACCGTCAACGCAGTGATTACCTGACCGAGCGTAATCTCAGCCACCGCGCCATCGGTAGGATTCAACGGTAGATTGATCGTCAACGCAGCCAGGGTAGCCGGAGGGAGCACCACCAGAAGCCCAGTCTGCATCGTGATCGTGCTGCCCGTAACCACGGTAGCACCCGCGTAGAAATCAAACGGAACGCCTACAACGTCGCCGTGACCATAGCCAGCCTGATAGTTAGTCATATATTTCTCCTGTCAGGTTAGATTAGGCCGCCGACGCGACTTCGATGTTACGGACGGCCAGCTCAGGGTAGCTGAGAACCGCGCCGACGATCGAGTCAAGTCGAGCCGGGAGCACGTCGTTCGACGGATCCCACTGCTGCGCGAAGCGCATGTTGTAACCCTCGAACGCTTCCGCAGCCGTCATCTTGACGAGTGGGCTGAGGTCGAGCATCGGAGGATTCGCGAACACGATCGCGTCACGGTACCAGCCCAGCGACTGCTTCAGCAGCGCGCCGCTAATGGCCGACAGAGCCGCGGCTCCGCTCTGACCGAAGACGCTGATCACAGCGCCCGAGGCCGGAACGTTGTCCACGTTCTGGTATGCACCACCAGTGATGATGCCCGGAGCGATCGGAAGACTGATCGCGCCCGCGGTGTCACTGATGGTCGAGGTCACAACGAACTGCTTCGGACGGCCAAGGGAAGCCTTGGTCTCCGGATCCACTTCGTTCACACCAGCGATGCTGATCACGTCGCCCGCGTTTACCGTGGTGCCGCCGCTGACCCAGCCGTTGGTGTTCAGGGTGAAGGTCGACACGAACGCGTTACCCGCGCCCGGATTCGACTGACCCGCGCCGTTCACTACCGGAGCCGCCGTCGCGCCGAAAGTGCCCACGACGTGCGTCGGCATCTTGGTGTTACGGAAGCAGACGTAGCCTGCGGCCTTGTCGGAGATCACGCCTTCGAGCCACTGATCGGAGATCGTGCTCTCAGGCTGGAAGAGACCCTTGTTGTCACGCACGAAGTACCGCGAGGTCTGCGGGGTCGCCGTGAACGTACGCCGATCGTCTTCGGGAGCCAGCGCTTCCGTCAGGTACTGCTCGTTCTGGAGCAGCTGATCGTAGGTGGCGGTCGTGTTGTACGCGCCCGTGAACTTCGGAACGTTGTTGACCTGACCCGTGGTGAAGTTCTCGACGCCGGCCGCGAGACGCGCCATGGCGGGTTCAAGAACCTGCTCCTCGAAGTTGTTCAACAGCATCGCGCGCTCCACAGACGTGAAGTTGATATCGACACCGAGCTGCTGGTTGACCAGCAGAGTGGCGAAGCGCTGTACCGAGTTCTGAGCGTTCATCTGCGGGCCAGTACGCAGCTGGTACTGGAACGGCAGACGGATCGAGAGCTGCTGACCAAGGATGACCCCGTTGATGGGGCCCGGCAGCAGGCTCTGGTAATCACGGTTCGTGCGACCCGTGAAGTTGGACTTGGCGTGCAGGAGGACGAGCGCTTTGCGCGCGACCCACTGTGCCGTGATGAGTGAGTTAGCCAATTAAAACCCTTCCGAGTTATTTTTAGTCGAGCCCGCGCTGCTTACGTGCCTGCGCGCGACCTGACTGTTTGCTCTCCCTGTGCCGCCGCGCGAACTCGTCCATGTTCATAGATGGATCCGTAACGTCGCGCGATGCCGGCCGTCCCGCTGCCGGTGTCGGCCGCGGCGGGGGAGGGGCTTGAGTGATGGACTTCTGTTTGCC